GAAGCCGTGAAGCTGGTTTGGCCCGCAGTCGCCGTGAAGGTGGTGCGCGTATAGGTGCCGCCGCCGCTACCGCCCGGGACATTCACCGTAACGGCAGTGCCAACCGCAGAAGCTGTGACGCCAGATCCGGTGAAATTGAAGCTTGTGACGCCAGATGTAAGGAGCGAGCCTTCGTCAGAAACTGAAATGCTGCTTCCACCGCCACCAGCAGGGCCAGTCGGGCCTGTAGGTCCGGCAACTGTTGAAGCTGCTCCCGTAGGTCCAGTTGGGCCGGTAGGGCCGGTCGTTCCCGTGCTGCCCGTTGGGCCGGTAGGTCCTGTGGGCCCAGTTGGGCCAGCGGCCCCAGTGGTTCCCGTAGGGCCAGTAGGACCGGAAATTCCCTGACTTCCAGTAGGGCCGGTCGGCCCTGTTGGACCAGCAACAGTAGAGGCTGCACCTGTCGGTCCAGTCGGTCCGGTTGGACCAGTCGGACCAATAGCACCTGTTGCGCCAGTAGTTCCTGTTGGCCCCGTAGGACCGGTAGGGCCAGTAAGACCTGTCGATCCAGTTGGACCAGTGGGCCCTGTGGGCCCGGTCAATCCAGTAGAACCGGTTGGCCCAGTCGGGCCCGTAGGCCCCGTCAATCCTGTTGCGCCAGTAGGACCAGTAGGTCCAGTTGGACCTGTGGCACCAGTTAAGCCAGTACTACCCGTAGGGCCTGTGGGGCCGGGGACAGTAGAATTTGCTCCTGTTGGACCTGTAGGTCCGGTTGGGCCGGTAGGTCCAGGAACAGTGGATGAAGCCCCTGTAGGGCCGGTCGGGCCGGTAGGGCCAGTAGAACCTGTAGGGCCCGCAACAGTTGAAGCAGCGCCAGTTGGACCAGTGGGACCGGTTGGGCCAGTTGGACCTGCAACCGTAGATGCAGCACCTGTGGGACCGGTCGGCCCGGTTGATCCTGCGGCGCCTGCCGCCCCCGAAGTTCCTGTGGGGCCTGTTGGACCGGTAGGCCCACCAGGGGTTCCTGGTGTTCCAGCAGGGCCGGTCGGGCCGACAACGGCAGCATTCGCAAGCACCTGCCCAAGATTGTTGATTGCAACAACGGCATTCTTTTGGGTGGTTAAAATGTCCGAAAGGCTAGCTGTCATAGGAACTTCCCATCCTGCTGAATCCTATATCGGATATTTCCTAACCGCCACCATGAGCCAACGTCATTGCTTTCAATTTTAATAGAAACAAGACGGCCCCGGAATCGAGGCGTGATGTATGTTGTAGCTTGCGTGAGCGTGAACGGTCCATATTCTATTGGAGTTTGACCCGGATAACTGGTGACATAGAATGTCAACAGAATGTTTGCCCCCTGAGCCCCGCCAAAGTAGCCCCATTTCATGTCAGGCCAAACCTGATCGATGAACATCAGAACATCCGCTTCTGTCAGAGCAAAGTAACCTGTCTGAAAGTACGAGTTCATTGCCACACCATCAGCATTTGGGGAAACTTCATGCTGATAGAGATATTGGTTTAGGCCAGCGCCAATAGGGGGGCCAAGCACCGACTCATTGATCCAGGCCGATCTTGCAACATATGGGTTGGTAGTTGAGTTGAAACCATAATCCCACTGATCAAGAACGTAGTTGTATTTCACATAGCCGTAGTTTTCGCCGCCATTTGAGTTGGTTGGGAAATGCCACGCAACTTCACCAAATCTAGAGTTTGGTGCGATACGGATGTGATCAAGATTTGTCGTATCAAGATCTTGGAAAACAACATCCCAGACAGGGCAACGGATGGGCTGAACACCCTCGCCAGAAAGGCGATAGAACTGGCTTGGCCCCATCCAATAGACCACGCCATTGACTGAACCAGCGGCTTTCCGGCCAATCAATCCACACCCAGTGCCAATCTCATTGAACTGATAGACATAAGGGAGCCCGACATATTGCATTGCCCACAGGCCAAGATCTGTCCAAAGCAAACCCTGCTGCGGACCTTGAATGCCTTGGACAATGCGTGATCCCTTGGGGATACGATAGTAGCCAGCCTGATTGGTGGGAGTTTGAGCCCAAGCATTGAAGTTTTCGACATCGCACCAACGAACAAGAAGCGGATCTTTGATGCCGTTAAAGGTCGACCCCCATGCAACAATTTGACGCTGCGGCATGGCGACAAACACACCGTCATTCACTGGCGGGGCTTCAGGGATAACAGTGGCGATCAATTGGCCTTGAGTAGGAGACCACTGATATACGGGACCGTTTAGTGGACAAGAAATGAGGATTTCACCCCAGTTATCAAGGGTCCAATCAACGGCGTTTATGGGCGCTCCCGGATATGGAGAGGCCCCAGCATTGGGGACGTTGCCTCCATATCCATTTAAACCATATCCACCAATACCATAGCCCGTTCCTGGCAGGTTTGGATTTTGTCCTTTGTAATATTGATACCAGGCAAAGCCGCTGTTTTCATAAACAGAACTTGAAGAAGATGCCGAATTCAGCGCAGCAATCACAAACTGCCTGGAAGAGAGCACTTGCGTGACTGTATAGTTTCCGTTAATAGAAATTCCCCCCACAGAAACAGCAATCAAAACTGAAAATATGTCCCCGACAGCGTAGCCGTGATCACTAAAAGTAACTGTAACATTATTGGAGCTTGCCGTTGTTTGGAAATAGGGGACAAGAGCGTTATTTCTAACAGTAGGGGTACCAGCAGCTGACCCCGTTGTCGCGTTTAGGTAGGAAACGCTACCCGGAGATGAGGCAGTTACAGTGTATGTTCCATTGTAACCAGACGCACCAGCAGTCATACCCGAAACCACAACGGTCTCACCAACGGCAAACTGGTAAGTGCCATTGTAGGTCAAGGTAGCCGTTGTTCCATTGCCAGACGCAGCGGTAACAGACGATGGCAGAAGCGCGTTGCTAGAGGCATAGATCGTATACTGGTTTGCGCTGCCGCCAGAGTTATAGCATTGGTAAAGACCAAACAAGACAATACCACCAACACTGATGGGGTTTTTGATGTAGACGCTATCATTGCTTGTTATGCTGCGGCCAGTATCCGTAATAACAACTGCATTGCTGTTGTAGGTGGTTTGAACGCTTACTGCGATGTTGTTGACCGTTAGCGTTTTAGGCGTAATATCTGATGGGCTACCTCCTGAAATAACCTCAAGAGCTTTGCCACCGCCAGCGGCAATGCCTTCTGCCCCCACGCCAAGGTATGAGTTGTTGTTCGTGTCTTCCCAAGCCCACAGAGCCCGCACTGTGGAACCAATCGTGGACGGGAAGTACTTTGCCCAGCCCCCCAGCTTCTGCACCAAACCACCCAAAGTCCTGTCAGGGATGAACCGGACAAGTTGGCTCTCAGAGATTGCAGCCTCATTAAGAGCGGGCGTCTTGTTCTGATCAACGCCAGGAAGGACTTTGAGCGATTGATGCACAGATTATCCCCTCGTTGGCGTAGCAAAGGGAGAGGCAGACTGAGACGACCAACCGGAAGCTTCGAACTTCTTTCTTGCTTCTTCAGAAGAAGCAGCCTTCAGCAGCGTCTGGTACTGGCTCTCGTAGGTGATAGCCATCTGAGGGTCATCGTTGGCCCGGCCAAAGTTGCGCTGATACGCAGAAATGTAGACCATGCTCGCCATGATCATCAGATCCGGCAAGTTCAAGCTGATGAACGTCGCTGGGTTGGCCGCAGACAAACTGGCGGGGCGATAAGTACCAACAATTTCAACGGTATAGTTGTCGTCAGGATATGGCCCAACCAAGAATGTGTAATCGTCAAACGGAACCCAATATTGGGGTAAACCGGTAGTAGACGAAGACCCATAAACGGCGTCCAAAAATTCTTTTGTGGTGGGCAGAAGCGGGACACGAGTTCCAAGGTCTGGGTTGCTGGTGCCAGAAGGAGTGATCACGTTAATCTGTTCAGGAACGACGAGAGTCCCATAGGGGAACGTGTTTGCATTGACGTTGATGACCCGGCTTCCTGTGGTCAAACCATATGCGGTCGTCGATCCAGAGGTAAACAAAAAGTCCAAATCGCGATACATACGCAATTCGGCATAAACGATCATCTGAGGCAAGATCGTCAAAAAGGCCGGGTCGGTTTCTGGCACGACGGCCATGGTGGCAATCTGGGTGACGTAGCTGGTGGTCCCAGATACAGACCCATCGTATGACATCGGCGTGGTCATAACAGAAACTCCAAGATTGAGTTACTATAACACCACAAACCGATTCACGCCATACTATTTGCCCTAGACTTGACCTCTGCAACCCGGATTGTCCAACCTTTACCAAAGGTCTCAAAGGTTCCAAGACCCTTGAGAAAGTCCATCCGCATGTCGCAAAATGCGTCGATAGTCTGTTCAGGATCACAGGCGAGAATAGCCTCTAGAGACTTGGGGCCAATGACTCCATCAGCGGGCACTCCAGCAATCTCCTGAAGATACTTTGCAGCCCGCCCAACGCCGCTGTTCACTGCAAGATCATAGGCAGCATAATCCACGCCAAAGGGAAGCTGGTCGCCTTTAATCTTGTCCCAATACATGGATTTGTAGAAAGGCTTGACGACGTCGGGAGTTAGTGCCCGCATTTCGGCCTCACTGACTTCACGGCCAAGATACCGCTCCCAATTTGCTTTTGTTACACCCAAGTTGGTCATGCCGCCAGGGTCTTTCGGATTATTTACGAAGCCGCCTTCATGCTTAAGAACAAGCTCAAAGCAAGCATCAAAATTTTCTTTCATTTGTCTGTCCTCGCAGTCAGGGCATCCGTCTTCTGTTTTGATCCGGAACTGGAGCCATAGTAAAATTGCACGACACCAGTCCACGACGTTCCTAAAGCGCCAAGCATCATAAGCAGTGCTTCTGTGCCTGTCTTTGGCATTCCATTCACTAGCATCCAAACAAGGATTCCAAAAAACCCGGTTGTGATGACAACGGCCAAAACTTTGGGAACCCAATCTTTGGTAGCAGCTTGCATCTGCCGGGCGCTGTCTCGATCCCCGGCGGCGATACGCTCAAGGTCAATATCCAGCGACTTCATCTGCACTTTAAAATCAGCGTCTATCTTCTTAATGGCCGCAAGCTGATCAGGCGTGGCCGTAGCCATAGCCTCAGATATCTGCTCTTCAGTCCCATTCTCATGACCAAATAACACGTTTGATAGTGTTTTGACGGCAATCCCCGCCAGAGGACCACCCAAGGCTGTAGCTATGGTTGGAGCTACTTGCCCAAGTAGGGGGCCGAATTGATCAAGTAAGCTCATGATACCCTCCTAATATGTAAAGGAGACAGCAACCAGCATGGCGCAGATGGCGACGACGATTAGGAGCAAGAAAGCGACACCATA